ATGGCAGGAATAAGAAAAACTCTCTGCGGTACGTATGAAGTTTATGGCTATAGACTTCAGGCGGACGGAAACAAACAGCGATTCTCCAAAACATTTAAAACTCGAGCTGAGGCAAAACGCTTTGCGGCAGAGTTGGACATTAGCGCCGAAGAACGCTCTTCTTCGATTACTCTGGCCGCGCTGATTGACGAATACATCAGCGAAGTCACTTCACAGAAACGCTCCAAACGTACAGAAGAAATCCGACTGAGACGCCTCCAGAGAGATAAACTGGCGGCTAAAACTCTATCTTCTTTTACAAACAGAACGATTGAGAACTACATTGAACGTCGCCTCAGCGAACGTGCCAAAAACCGAGACAACTATATTTCACCGTCCACTGTTAATAGAGAGCTGACAATTCTCTCTGACGTTTTTCAATTTGCTATTAAAAACGAACTCACAGATGTGAATCCTTGCCGGGGTGTGGAGAAACCACGGGAGCCAGAGCACCGCGAGAGAGTTGCTTCAGACGAGGATATAGAGAAACTTTTGCAGGCTAGCGGTTGGGACGGCCACACAGTGCCAAAGAACAAAATGCAACTTGCGGTAGCAGCCTTCCTTTTTAGTTGTCAAACAGGAATGCGAGCAGGGGAGCTTTTAAAGATTGAATATTCTTGGTTAGGTGACAATGTGCTACATGTGCCGGCGGAGGCTACAAAAACATTGTCAAGAAGAGACGTGGCCTTGTCTGCAAGAGCTCGGGAAATTCTTATATTAGTTATGGAGCTCGAGTATGAACCACGGATTTTTGGCGGACTTAACGATCACAACAGAGATACGTTATTCCGAAAAGTTCGGGATAGAGCCGGCCTTGGACCTGAATATGATTCTCAAAACCGACTAATCAAAGAAGGGCTGAATTTTCATGACGGCCGCGCAACTTTTGCGACTTGGGCCGCCAGCCCTGATCCAGAAACAGGGGCGCCCCGTTTAGATGTCCTGGCGCTTGCTAGACAAACAGGGCACAAAGATTTAAAGATGCTCCAGAGATACTACAGAGCGAGCGCAGAAGAAATTGCTAAGCGGCTGAAATAGCGAGCTTGGCTCGGGCGTGTCTTTTGCTTTCCATGTAATCGTCAATGTCTTTTGTGTACCAACGATCGCGCCCGTTCTCGGAGAATGCGTCAGGCTTAGGGAACTTCGGATCCTTCATTACTTCACGGGCGGCAGAAGAGCCAGGAGCAAAACCGATCCTAACCTCTACTTCTGGACGAGAGAGTGTGAGCTTTGTTGTTTTCTGAATCAGCTTTTCAGCGATCTGGCTGGAGACTTTATCTGCCACCATGCTGGACAATTTGTCATAGTCAATGTCATTCATAGCTAGATACCTTTACTCCGTTATACGCACCATCCGGGCGCGTCATTAGATTCTTTGTTTTGTTCCAGAATTTGATGATTAGTTTTGGGCTGTCTTTAACAATTTCCTCCATTACCGGGAGAAAGAAAGTGACAGCCTCCTGAATCGTTTTGAGTTCTTCTCCGGTCGGAACGTAGAACTTAGCTTTGTTCTTGTATGTCCGGAGATATAACGATGTCAGGCTATCTGAGAGAGCACACTGCAGCTCATTGGAAGAAATCAGATCTTCCTCACTCAAACGATCCTCCCCCAGTTCATTGAATGTCACGCCTGTCAGATTGCTGAAATCTGCTAGAGCTCTCATATCATCTCGATCAAACGTGCCATTGGGCAATTTAAGTTCAACTGAGAATCCGACATTCGTCATCGTGTCGATAATCACATCAATTCGTTCTTCAGAAATGCGCGGAAGCTCAATTCTTCGACACGTGAATTTTTTCCGAGGTTTCTTGTTCCTGGGCATTATCAGAACCTCACGCGGTCGTTGATGATCACGTCAGCAAACTCGACGTAGTAATCACAGTCAGGACGAGCGAATCTCACATGAAAACGAAGCGTGTACTTTTTTCTTGACTCATCGGTGATACCTAGCGTTTTGAAAAACAGCCCGTAGATTTGCTGTAGTTTTTTCTCTGAGTACGGTCCCGTGGTGTCTGCGTGGATGACGATTGTCTTCGCCCAGTCGGGAATTTGAATGTTTTCGGTTGTGTGCTTCAGGCTGATTCTTGTTGATTTCATTTTGTTTCTTCCTTGATTCTTGATAACTGCCGGTCGGCTTTTTCGTTCATTAGACGAGTGATTTTTTCGTCATATTCCGGGGCCTCAAGCAACAGATATTCCATTTGCCGAGACACTAGGAGAACGTCGGCTATTTCTTCGTGAGTTTTTTCCATAGCCTCAGCTCGTTTTTGAGCGATTGATTCGCCGCCTTCACCGTTTTCTTGCTGAATCATGAGACCGACGTTCTTCAACGTAGCAGCGGCCAGCTCTGCGCCTTCTTCAGCCAGTTTGATAGCCTGAAGATCCATGCCGTAATGGTTCGCAATAGCTTGTAGCTTTTCTTGTAAATTCATTTGATGAGTCCTTGTTTTCTAAGCCGTTCTCTGACTTCCTGTTTGATCTTTTCTGATCGTTCGCGCCTTGCCTGTCGTTCTTCCGGTGTTAATGTCAATTCCTTGTAAGCATTGGTGATGGCTTTAGCGGCTGCTTCTCTTGTGATGGGGATTGGTTTCCCGTCGTCTGAGTAGCCTGTAGAGTGAATAAAAGGACGCCAGGGATAGTCATAGCATTCATCCATGTAGACATCAGAGGCTTCGCAAAAATAGGAGTTGAATGCCTGAGCCCAACATGCCATAGGAGGGCTCCAGTAGTTTCTGTACTCAACCCTGATTCGATATTTACCGACTACCTGTTGGAAGACGGCTTCTGTAAATTCCATCGGTTCTGTCATTGTTTTATCCATAAAAAAGAGCACCCGGGGAACGGATGCTCTGCTGATGTGTTCGTGTTTTCGTCAATTAGTGCGGAACCTCGATAAGGATTGAATCGAAAGGAAGCGACATCTGTACGTCTTTTTGATACTCGTCCATTTTTAGAAGCATTACCTTTTTTTCGTCTTTCCATTTAGCAAGAGAGGAAGCGCAGAAACTAATCTGCCGTTTTCTTTCGTCGAACTTTGCCTCTAGTCGTAGGGCCTTTTGATATGTCGACAGGTTGATGTTCTGTAAAGCCTTCACCGCTGCTTCGAAGGCTTGAGCAAATCTGATTTGAAATTTTTCAGCTCTCGGCGAAGTTAGTTTCATGGATAATATTTCAAAGCCGACACGAGTCATTTGATAGGCAGGAGATGAGAGAAGGGTGTTATTTAACGGATTTGGACGCTCTATTTCCGTCGGCCGAAAGTACGGCTGACGGGATAATTCAGGATTGCGCTCCAACAAACCTTTGATAATCGCCAAAATGTCTTTATGCCTATAGCCATAATATTCGGCGACAACGGTTGAGAGAACGGTGGGAACACCGTCAATAATTTCTAATGTCGGAGACGGAAGAGTAATTAACTCATTCATTTTAGATCCTCAATAAAAAAGCCCCTCATTACGAGGGGCGGAATGGTGGCTGTTGCCTCCTTGCCATAATTGAGTTGTTCAAGTTCAATTCATTAGCAAAGAGGCAACATGCAAACTATTTATTCAGAATTTTTGGGTTCAATATCAAGCTTCCATCTAATCGAACTTTGTGGCCCATTCGGTAAATTAGTCGGTCAGATCTTCGCAATAGGACATAATGATCAAGGAAAGCTTGTTTGCGTTCTTCGCCGTGCAACAGCTTTACCAGGATTACATAACACCTCCTTATGGCTCGTAATCGAGGCAGAAAAAGTATCCTCTGCACGGTTGATAGCAGATAGGTACGTGCCGAGACCAGGCGATAGCGTAGGTCGGCCAAGACTTTATAAAGAAGATTATTCATTGAATTTCTAAGGACTGGCACAAATAAAAAGCCCCTCAATTTTTGAGGGGCGCCGGTTAATTAGTTAGGGCTTGGAAGCCGGTAGTTGATCCGGTTCCGATCTAAGACTTTTTTCAGATTCGATTCCGAGATTGCGGTTTCCGTCATTAGTGAATAAAAACGAGGCGAAAGGTCGGAGTACACAGCTCGAAGACCTGCGTAAACCTGTTTGTTCGTCGGCTTGGCTAGATCAAGTAAGTAGATGAGGCGGCCAAGGGATTCAAGCTCATCATCCGAAAGAGTTTTCGGATCGTATGAAAACAGAAAAGCATCTCTGACAACTGGTGCCTTCAGTTCAACTTCTTGAATGAATTTCAAGGCAGTCTCGAATTTTGTCCGGGGAATCAGGTCAAAGCGCGTAACTTGAAATCTCAGCCGAAGAGCCTTGTAAATCGTTTGGTAGTCTGCTGCAGAGCGAAGGGCACGTTTAGAAACTTCTTCCCGGATCGCTTCCTGCTGAAGAGGTGTCAGTGTCTCGAGGCGGTCGAGGGCAGGGCAGTATTTTGCTTGAATCTGATTCCTAAGTTCGTAGAATTTTTGGACAAGAGCAACCTTGAACTTTCTCACGATTTCCGTGTTTTTGAAAAAGGTGAGGAGCAGAGTTGTTTGAGGTTCGTTCAGTATCGCAATTTCAGTAGATTTAGCAAAACCGCCTTGAGGTAATGCCTTCCCCTTAACAGTTTCGAAAATCAGAGAACCAAAGGTTTCGAAATCGGGGACGTATTTTCTGATTAGTTGAAGAACGGCGCGGTGCTCAACTTGAACACCTTTAGCAACCAGAAGAGAAGTTGTTACAGCGATGCCATTTCGCGAAAAGACAAGTTCTGACATTTAAGTCTCCAGTAGAGTTTTTCAACCCTGCTACCCGAGGTCAAGCGGGAGAGCAGGAACAAACGGATTGACCTTACCGTCTACTGGAACGGCGCACCGAAGTGCTCCGTTTGTCCCGCTCATTGGAGAGACTTTATGTAGCCTGAACCCTTTCGCATTTGAAATGTCAAAGGGCAAACAAAAACCGCTCTTACGATTTTAGGCGGCTACAAGCCAGTAGTTTTTGGGAGGTCAATCCCGCGTACCATTTGGTACTTTCTTAGTATAGACATAATCGGCGTTCTTTGTAAAGGATAAGAGCGCGATGTCGCATCCTGTTGAGATAGTATTCAGAGGTCTCATGTCTAAAAACATTCTCATAGGAGCGACATCGTGCAGGAAGAGGAAAAGAGCAAACTCACTCGCAGGCTACAAGAGTTAACGAAAGAAATGGAGTGCCCGCTTTGCCACCACAAGGAATTTTTCTTTTTAAGTGACTACGTGATAAATTCTCTCAGTGGAGACTATGAAAGCGGTCCGTTAATAGCCGCGCCGACTTTACCGTGCGTGGCTATAGTCTGCAAACATTGTGGGTTTGTTTCTCAGCATTCAGTAACGAGGCTTTTAAAAGGTGACAGCAAATGAAAGAGAACGATACCTTGAGGCCGCCTCTTAAAGCAATTTATTTGGTACCACAAAGCATGATTACAATCACAGAAGAAGGGCTTAGGCTTAGAGTCGGAGAAACGTTATCAGCCTATAAGGCGCGGGCAGAATTGACAGCAAAGCTGATTGGTTCTCTAACGTTTTTTGTATCTGTTTTGCTGTCTTTTTTAGCAACGTCGGAATTCCGAAGTTTTTTGTTTCCATCCAGCGTCTGGACAGCGTTCTTCTTGTTTTGCTTGGTCTTTTCCCTTTTAGCCTCGGTCTTCTTTGCTGTGCAATTTTTCAGAACAAAAAAGCCTGATGACCTTATTTCCGGAATCATCAAGGATTCATCCCACCTGCAGACAGCTGCTAAAGGGAAGTTCCGACTTGAAGAGGCGCCGAATTGGTTGGTAACTCCAAGTCCGTGTGCTCCTGAAAAGTAAACCAGTGAGAGCCTCATTCTCTTGAGGAAAAGTTTAGCGACTTTCATGGCGGTCTGTAAAGGAATTCTGATTTAACTGGATGCTTTTAACTTGTTTCTGCAGGTCACGCAATTCGTCCAAAATCATCTTGAAGGCGAACCGGACATGCTTGCCTAAGAGGTAAAGCTGGTAGGAAAAGCAGGCCACGCATACGCAGAAACAGCCAAGTAAGAAAATGCTTTGAAAAGTTAAGGTCATTGTTTAGTCCTAGAAAGAAAATAAGCTCCTCGGCCTAGAATTGAAGTTGTCAAGAAATCAATCTAAAACCCAGGAGCTATAAAAATGGTTTATGTCGGGGTGGTTGCTTCCCTGCTCGGAGCAATAGCCGGGTTCTTTACGGCCTATTACATGAGGACGCAAGTAATGAGTGGTCTTCCTTTTCTTGAAGGAGAAATATCAGACATCGGTGGCGCAGAAAAACGCGGCTCTCTAGCCGAGAAACTACAAGAAGACGGCTGCTTCATTCTTCGCATAACAATCTACGGAGGAGATGGAAACTTTCGTTTTAATAAAATTAAGACATCGGGAGCCTTAATAGGGGAGATGCCTCTCTATTCTTTTGAGGGAATAGTTAAAGACACTTTCGTCAGTCCAAGTAAAAACAATCTCTGCCTTCCAATAAATTACATGAAAGACAGTGAGATTCACTTTTCTTTTCTGATTAAACCTGACATTGCAGAGGAAGGAAAAGTTAGGGTTTCAGTTTCCGGTGGATTGTTTTTCTCGCTTAAGACTGAGGTCCCATATAAAAAGACCGAGTACTTCCAGTAAACGGAGGAGTTCTTGCCATAAATCGATCTCCAGTTTCTTTGACGGTTGTACGGTGATTTCGTACAACTCTCGGACTAAGTTTTATTACCGGCGCCGGTGGAATCCTTCAGGGGAAGCTATTGGCATAAAGGCGAAAATAGTCTTCTCCCGAAGGCTCCAGGTTCTTCCTTCGAAGAAATCAACGTCATAAAAATTGAAGCCCTCGTCCATGTATCTGAAAATGCAGATTTGATCCGGCTGCGGCTTGAACTCCGGATAACCGAACCATCGCTCTTCAGGAAGGTATTCGTTTTCGATGTCGTCGAACAAAGAAGGAGTTTGGTTGTTGCGGTCTTTCCAATATCTTTCATCAGGCGCCGGAGGATATTCACTAAATTTGACCGGCAGGAATCGGAAGAAATGAGTTGTATATGACGATGTTGGGATCGGTTCCAGCACTGAGTAATACGTGATGTCTACCAGATCTTCAAATTTCACGGATCGCTTGATGGACATAACAATCCGATGTTCGGGAATTGAATCTCCTGGGTAATTCTTCCAGCGGTCAACATAACTGATATCTGTCATTTTCAAAGTCCTGCAAAAAGAGGTTCGTTCCGGATGTCCATTAAAGCCTCCATAGCTTTCCTTTCTCGATCATTCTTTCTCCTCCGTAAAGCCTAACATCTCTCGAAGTCTCTTCCATTCGCTTTCAGGGAAGTCTTTGAACTCCTTGTACTTACCGGAACTCAATGAAACTATTAAGACGTTTTCGTCGTGGTCCCAAAAGATGCACGCAATCTGATCTGTGTTGAAAATGCAGTCTCGTATCAATAGACGGTTCATTTGTCTTCATCCTTTGACTTTTGAATTAAGAAGGCCAAGCGATCAATCATCGGAGTTGGGTCGATCAGTTCGCAGGAGCGTCCTGAGATGTTCCAACGACCTCGCCATCTTCGATGTCTTTGAAATCCTCGACGGTGACGGCGTTGATGTCGATCACGTCCTCAGGCTTAACTTCCTCTCCGGCCTCTCGTTTGGCGTCCACATTTGCTACCTGCAGCGCTTCGATAGAAACAGGGAGGTACTTGAATAGACGACGGATCACTGTTTTCAGAGCCATCTGTTCAAAATACGAGTTCCAGATGTTTTTGCTCTTGGCCTTGGCTTTAACAGCCTCGACCTCAGCTCTGGACATAACCTCAAACTGATATCCGCCTCCCTTGAGGTTAGCGACTGCGTAGACAAACGTGATGGGCTTTTTAACGCGATCAGCCTCGACGCTTGGTACGTGGTGGATGTCCGGATGGAGGCCGAGTTGGTAGTTGAATTCGTCACCTTCGTGCACTGCGAATGCAGAAAGAGACAAAACTTGTCCGGAGCGACGAGCCAAATCAATCATGCCGCGGTAGCCAAGAATCAGTTGGCACTGGTTGCCATAGGGAACAAGGTAAGCCTGACCGAGGGCGGAACCGGGCTCCAAACCTAATTGGGCTGACTGCATAACCGCTCCGAGGAACGAAGCCGGAGTTGTATTGAGCAGGGCCGGAGTCTTTCGTAATTCGGTCGCGGCAATTCTTGCCATGCGGTCAGCGCTCAGATGTTTAGGAACAGCCAAGGCCAGTTGTTTTTTGAATTGGTCAGACAGAACTTGCTGAACGATGACCGGAGCTTTGGTCTTTGGTTTGGCGACTGGGGCAGAGGGAGCGCCGACAGCGGCGGCGAGTTTGTCAGTTGTAGACATAATATTTGTCCTATAAAAAAAGCCCCTCGAAGTGAGGGGCGGTGTTTATGAATATAAAAATAAAGCCCTCCGTGGAGGGCGAGAAATTAGTGGATTTGCTTAATAGGGTCGTTTTCCCATCTATCTGCTAGATGTTCTAAGTCTTGATATAACGTTTTTATCTGGGTCTGTTTTCTTAACTCGTAGACGAAGCCGGAAGCTGCCTCCCATGTTTTTAAAACAGAATGACAGCAAAGTTGCTTGTAGAGTTCTTCATCAAAAACTCCGATTCGGATTCCGACCGCAATAAACTCTAATTGGTTAAGAACGGATAGAATGGCGTCCTTTTTCGCACTATCTGGAGAATTTATTTCGTTGGCGAGGCAAGAAGAGTTGTCGCTTTTCAACGCTCTGACTATTTTCGAATCTTTTATGTAATTTGGATCGCTCTTTTGGGCTATTAAAAGATCAATAATCGCTCTTTTTCTGGCTTGTTCCTCTGCTTTTTCGATTGCTTTAACGGAGGATTCTTTGTCGGTTTTCTGTTTGCTGACTGCGACAATTACGGTAATAGCCGAACAAACCACAGTAAGAAACATAAAAACGGATTGAATAACTGGTATCCAATCCGTCCATCTGAGTAATTCAGGATCAGGGTTCATTAACCGTCCCAACCTTCTCTATATTTCATAGTTAGCTCCTTGATAAAGACATTCTATTGCACAGAATCGACTTTAAGAATAAGTGCAAATACTGTTTTCGTTGTGTAAGTGACCTCAAAGTGGTACCTAGAAACGTTCATCTTATTAAATGATGCTTAAGGTTCCTTTAAGAGATCATTTATTTACAAACAGAAGCAAAAGAATGCAATATCAAGCGCACACGCGCATGACGCGAGTTGTGCTTTCTTTCAGATAGTCAAAGTAATCATTCAGGTGTTCTTGCTTGAAGGAGTCTAAGTCGAACCGCTCGGATGTCTTGGTTTTGTACGTCAAAACTTTCTTGCCATCAAGCGTGAGAATCTCGTTGTCCTTCATGCTTATTGCAATCTTGGTTTTGAGCGCGTCTTGCTGCTTCTTGAGCTCCTTAATTTCACCAGCAATACGCGCATACTC